ATCTGTTCCGCTAGTACCTGACGAACCTGAAGTTCCTGATGAACCTGAAGTTCCACTTGAACCATCTGTTCCGCTAGTTCCTGATGAACCTGAAGTTCCTGATGAGCCATCTGTTCCGCTAGTTCCTGATGAACCATCTGTACCGCTAGTTCCTGATGAACCTGAAGTTCCACTTGAACCATCTGTTCCGCTAGTGCCTGATGAACCTGAAGTTCCTGAGCTACCATCTGTACCGCTAGTTCCTGATGAACCATCTGTACCGCTAGTTCCTGATGAACCATCTGTACCGCTAGTTCCTGATGAACCATCTGTTCCGCTAGTTCCTGATGAACCTGAAGTACCATCTGTTCCGCTAGTTCCTGATGAACCATCTGTTCCGCTAGTTCCTGATGAACCTGAAGTTCCACTTGAACCATCTGTTCCGCTAGTTCCTGATTCTCCTGAAGTACCACTTGAACCTGATGTTCCGCTAGTTCCTGATTCTCCTGAAGTACCGCTTGAACCTGATGTTCCGCTAGTTCCTGATTCTCCTGAAGTTCCTGAAGAACCTGAAGTACCGCTTGAACCTGATGTTCCGCTAGTTCCTGATTCTCCTGAAGTTCCTGAAGAACCTGAAGTACCGCTTGAACCTGATGTTCCGCTAGTTCCTGATTCTCCTGAAGTTCCTGAAGAACCACTTGAACCATCAACTCCACTTAAACCGCTTGAACCTGATGTTCCGCTAGTTCCCGATTCTCCTGAAGTACCACTTGAACCTGATGTACCGCTAGTTCCCGATTCTCCTGAAGAACCACTTGAACCACTTGAACCTGATGTACCGCTAGTTCCTGATTCTCCTGAAGAGCCACTTGAACCGCTTGAACCTGATGTACCGCTAGTTCCTGAAGAACCACTTGAACCATCAACTCCACTTAAACCACTTGAACCTGATGTACCGCTAGTTCCTGATTCTCCTGAAGTTCCTGAAGTACCACTAGTACCCGATGTTCCTGTTCCACCTGTAAAATTAATTATTACATTACCACTTCCGTTATCTATAACAGAAGCACCTGAAAAAGTCATACCTGTAACGTTTGTTGCCGTTACACCTGACGTGGCATCATAAATTGTAAGAGGGCTTCCACCTCCACCGCTTGTAAATCCAGTTACCTGAATATCCTCACCAAGTGAATTGGTAAGAGTTAAAGTTTGGCTACCACTATTATAAGTTCCACCTGTAATTGGAGCAGTTAAACCTGTAATTGTTATTGTACCGCCAGTATTATTATATAAATCTAAATCTGATGTACCTGAAAAATATGTACCACCCGTAATTTGAACGTCACTACCATAAAATATCCTCCAACGAGCATCTCCTACTGTTGTCCCACTTTGACCTTCAATTGTCGAACCAGTCCAAGCGTTAATAAAATCTCTACCCGCTTGTGAACGGTCATTAACCGATGTTGCATAGTCAGTAACAGTAATTCCAGAGTTACCTGTTAATCCTGTCAACGCATTCCATAGTGTATCATAATTTGGTATTGTATATTGATATACAGTTTCAGTTTCCTGAACAAATACTTGCATACCTAATCTCCTTCTACCTGAAGATATATTATCAGAATTTAACGTTAATACATCACGTGAAAATGCACTTCCCGTTCCTTTCGTGAATTGAATTGGTATTGTATTACCAGAATTTTGAATTGCTCCTGATGTTACACCGTATGTCGACCAATTTAAATCCGAAAGTGAATATACCTCCATATATCCACCTGTTTGGAGTACAGAAAAATTAGTACCAAATGTTGCTGTCCTTGTTACGGATTCAGAACCTGAAAGTTGACTTGCGGTTATAGGATTTTTATATGGAAATGACATGTTGTTTTGTTTATATTAAAAATATGTTTTTATATTATGTTTTAGTGTCCCCCTTAAAGTAGATTGTAACAGACAATGGAGGTGCCACTGGTTGTTCAGCATACGAACCTAACCATAATACTCTATAAGTCCCTGCAGGAATGGCTGCTCCTGAAGTTACGATAACGTTTTGTGTTGATAAACCTGGGTCAGGCGTACCATCATTGATAACATTAGTTGCACATGCACTACCAGTACCAATATCTACCGTCATATTTGTCATTGTACCTCCAACACCCGCCAATGGTACCCAAATTGAATAGAAGTATTGAATACTAGGGTCTACTTGTCCAGGTGCTACCGCGATAGTACCAAACGTATATTGATTTTGTCCACAACCATAAGAATCATTACCCGAACCAGAAACTTGTCTTATTGGTCCTGCCAAAGTTGTAACAGGCGTTAGGAACCCATCAACAGTAGTTGACCAACCTGAGAAATGAGCATAAACGTCCAAATCAGGAGAATAATTTGGTCCTGCGGCCGGAGCAACCTGACCATTAAGCCAATAACCATAGAATGAAACGGCACCATTATCTGACATATATTGACCAAGATTATTAGTTGAACTAACATCACTTGGTTCAGGGAAAATGTAAGCCGAGAATGGTAGATTAGTTGGTGTTGGTGTAGGTGTTTGAGTTGGTGTTTCTGTGTTAGTTGGTGTCTGAGTTACCGTTGGTGTTGGTGTATTCGTTGGAGTCTCAGTATTTGTTGGTGTCTGAGTTTGGGTTGGCGTTTCAGTGTTAGTTGGTGTCTGAGTTTGGGTTGGCGTTTCAGTATTTGTAGGTGTATTAGTTGGAGTCTCAGTATTAGTTGGTGTTTGAGTTTGAGTTGGTGTTTCTGTGTTAGTTGGTGTTTGAGTTTGAGTTGGCGTCTCGGTATTTGTTGGAGTATTTGTTGGAGTCTCAGTATTTGTTGGTGTCTGAGTTTGAGTAGGTGTTTCTGTATTTGTAGGTGTCTGAGTTTGAGTTGGCGTCTCGGTATTTGTTGGTGTATTTGTTGGTGTTTCAGTATTAGTTGGAGTTTGAGTTTGAGTTGGCGTCTCAGTATTAGTAGGTGTTTGAGTTTGTGTTGGAGTCTCGGTATTTGTTGGTGTCTGAGTTGGAGTTTCAGTATTTGTTGGTGTCTGAGTTTGTGTTGGAGTTGGAGTTTCAGTATTTGTTGGTGTCTGAGTTGGAGTTTCAGTATTTGTTGGTGTCTGAGTTGGTGTTTCAGTTGGGGTAGGTGTTTGAGTTTCAGTTGCAGTAGGTGTTGAACCTGCAGTTGCAGTTGTACTTGGTGTTGGTGTTTGAGTTTCTGTATTAGTCGGTGTCTGAGTTGATGTTGGTGTTTCAGTATTAGTCGGTGTTTGAGTTTGTGTTGGTGTTTCTGTAGGAGTTTGTGTTGGAGTCTCAGTATTAGTAGGTGTTTGAGTTTGTGTCGGTGTTTCAGTATTTGTAGGTGTTTGAGTTTGTGTCGGTGTTTCAGTATTTGTAGGTGTGTTTGTTGGAGTTTCAGTATTAGTTGGCGTTTGAGTTTGTGTTGGTGTAGGCGTAGGTGTTGCGTTATACGTATATCCTGTAATAAATGCATAAGTATAAATTGAACCAGGCGCACTAACTATAAGGTTATTAAAAATAGATATTTGAGTTGCGTCGGTATAAACATCGTTTAATACGGTTTGTGTAAATCCTGTTGTTTCCCCAAACGGAATTACAATATTTACCGAATTAAAAATTGGGATTCCCGTTGTTTCTATTTCGTCAATAAATGATATGTTAAGTGCAACATCAGACAATGTTGACGCAGTGGCACCATAACCTGCATAAATTGAACCAGACGAATAGAATGCTTCAAGATTAATTATAACACCAGCGGGTGTGACACTTGGAGTAGGGGTTAATGTTGGAGTCTCAGTATTAGTAGGTGTATTTGTTGGTGTTTCAGTTGGTGTAGGAGTTTGAGTTTCAGTCGCAGTAGGAGTTAACCCAACAGATGCTGTCGGAGAAGGTGTAAGTGTTGCAGTTGTAGTTACCGTTGGAGTTTGGGTTTGAGTTGGAGTTTGGGTTTGAGTAGATGTTTGAGTTTGAGTTGGTGTTTCAGTATTGGTTGGTGTTTGGGTTTGAGTTGGCGTCTCAGTATTAGTTGGTGTTTGTGTATTTGTTGGAGTTACTGTCGGTGTTTGAGTCTGAGTAGCAGTATTTGTCGGTGTTTGAGTTTGAGTTGGTGTTTCAGTATTGGTTGGTGTTTGGGTTTGAGTTGGCGTCTCAGTATTAGTTGGTGTTTGTGTATTTGTTGGTGTAGTCGTTGGGGTTGTGGCAATTGAAGTTACTGATGGTGTTGGTGTAGGTGTTGGCGTTACACACTCAAGGGTTACAACAACCCCATTAAACATGTCTGTTCTTGTTTGTGCGGAATAATAAATTACATTGTCAACATAAACATTAAATGGTCCTAAGGCGTTTGAATTAGATGCTAATCTAACAATATATGTGGTACAACCTGTTACTGTTAATTGTTGTTCAATTTCAGTTCCACATCCAGGTGCATTATTTGTTACTAATATAGAGTAAGTCGACATTCGTTGTTTTACTTAATAAATACCACGACTATCTTATTTGAATAAAAAAAAAATAAAACAGATTATTATAAAAATAAAAATATCTTATATTACACAAGAAGGGTCTGAATATACAATAGAAAAATTACAATTTGCTTCTTGAATATCAATATTGACGACACAAGAAGCCAATTCAATAGTAATTTGGAAAGTACAACCAAAAGTACATTGTAATAATTTAAAAATACTACATCCATTGTTATCCGTTAAGGTTAACATTATCTCAGGAGCAGTATTAAATATTGAAGGTATTGTGTTATTATATTCAACTGTAGGTGGAACGGGTCCTGTATTTATAGTACCAAGTAAAGTTTGATAGTTCCCATATACATCTGATATATAGACATCAATTGGGTATGTACCTCCCGATATTTCCGTTATTCTTACCTGTATCATGTTAAACAAATTGTATCATAAACGATTATCAATTCAATAATAATTTCCTGACCATTTAAACTATTGTTAGTTGGACTTGTTTGAATTATTATTTGATTATTGGCAGAATCTACCGTTATTACACCAATACCAGGTATTGTATTTAATAAACTAACAACTGTATCATAATAATCATTATCACTTGGTGCAACATTTAAAGATGTTGTTGTAAAGAACGTATCACTTGTTGTTATACCTAAAGGATTTACGGAAACTTTAACTGTAAAAGTTGCAGATATTAAACTACAACTTGTATTTCCCGAAGTTAAATCATCAAATCCAACATTCAACATTTGTAACAATCCAAACTTAGTTTGTGATTGAATGTTAAACACTTGAGACCCCATTACATAAGTTTGATAAGAAACATATGCCGCATCACAAGTAATACTGGTAGTTCTTGATAATGAACATCCATTATCATCAACTATTGTTAAATTGTATGTTCCACCTGTTAAACCTGTGACAGTAATTTCTTGTGGGTTATTAGGTATATTATCAGACCAAGTAAATACGAAAGGTGGAGTACCAGATGAGATAAATGCAGTTAACATCCCATCAGAACCTGTACCACAGGAAGTGCTATATAAACTATAATCTAACGGTGAACTTTCCCCAACATATACTTGAGTAGTTTGGGTACAACCCGTACTATCTGTAACGGTAATTGTATGTTGTCCCGATGAAACATTATCAAATGTAATTGCAGATAATGTAGTATCATTTATATTAACTAAACCATCTAATGAATAGTCAAATGGAGATTCTCCCCCATCACTCTTGTTAACTGTGATATAACCATTATCACGATTGCAAGTTGTTCCTGTAGTTTCAGTGGAAATTGTAAAGGTATTAGTAGCATATAATGTAACCTCATCCATATAAAAACATCCCGATTCATCTTGAACCGAAACTGAATATGTTCCCGAAGCTAAATTTGAAAATAATTGAGTGGTTTGATTATTACTAACATTTAATGTATTCCCATTAGGATAAATTAAAGTATAGATATAAGGCGATGTACCTCCAATAACCGAAACAGTTATTGAACCACCATTACTTGAACATGTTGAACCTTGTGTTGAAATACTAACAGACGTTATACCATTTGGTGATGTTAGAGTTGTACCTACCGTGATTGTACATAAAGCTGCATCGGTAACTTGGAAAGAATAATTTCCTGGTGATAATCCAGATATTGACCATGATGTCGGATATTGGACCACCACTTGACCTGTGGATGCAGAATAGTAATAAGGTGCGGTTCCTCCCGTAATTTGAATGGTTAAAACTCCATCGGCGGAAAAACAAGTTGGTTCCGTTGCTGTAAATATTCCCAACCCTATTGGCGGTACATCAACAATTGTTGCAGACTTTGTTGTCACACATCCATAAAAATCTGTGACACTAACAGAGTAATTTCCCGCAGTTAATCCAGTTACAGTTGACCCTGTGGCACTTGTGTTCCAAAGATATGTATATGGTGGACTACCTGTTAAACCAGTAATCATAATTTTACCCATAGCACTACCTCCGCAAGATGAGTTTGGTACCACATATAGTCCATAATCTAATGTATCGGAATCTTCAACGATAAAATTGGCACTTTGTCCTGTACAACCACCCAAGTCAAGAACAGTTATATAATATGTTCCCGCTGTTAGGCTTCCAAATTCAACGGTAGATTGGCTTGTAGTTGCAGATTGAGAAAATACCCCATCTCCATGATATAAATAAAAACTTGTTGAGGAATAATCAGATGTCGATGTTCCTGTAACTGCCCCGTTATTTTCAGAACATGTTGTTCCCATAACTCCAAGAATACTTGCACATACCCCACTTGATACTGGTATATTAATGTAAAATTCACTATTTGTTGGTAGGGTACTATCATTAACCCTAACCGCATATGTTGTGGCGCTTAATCCCGTTTTAACCGCAGGTGATGTTGTAACAATATCAGGTGATAATACAGGACTTAACCATTGTACTGTATATGGTGGAGTACCACCAGTCAAAGTCAAACTAATTGACCCTGAGTTTGTATTTGAACAATCCCCCGTAACCGCTATGTTATAATTAAACACTGACATTATCTAGTACAATTTATATTAATATTTATTCCTACGTTTAAAACTACCGTTTCTTGTAAATTTTGGGAAACACATCCTAAATTAGTTATTGTTAATGTATTACCATTTAAGAAATATGTGTAGCCATAACCATATAAAGTTGGTAGATAATCTATTAAAGCGTTTCTCCACTGCGAATCTGTTGGTACATCATTATAACCATACCCATTATAAAAACTATCTTGAATTATGATTTGGTTATTAATTCTTAAATCAACATACCATTCTGTCTGAACTGAATTTTGATAACATTCATTAAGTGTTAGTCCACTTGATGATAACATATTATTAATTCTATTTGCAAGAATACTATTAAAATCAGATACATTAATATCACCATTTAACCACGGATAAATATAAAATTCAACATACTCTGAATTACATGTGTAATCAAAAATGTTTGATATAATATAACATGGGTCAACAGGTACTGGTATAAACTGACAACCTCTTTGTCTTCTATAAACAAACTTTTGTTTATGTAGTACAGAGTTTTCGAATCTAACCCCGCCATTCCAAATGGTTGTTGCGGGAACCATCTGTTCCACCAACTTAGTCCAATAAGGACCTATACCATTAACGTAATCGATTAACTTTTGATACGTGTACTTGTTGTTGGGCAACCCGACAGTTTGTTCTGATTCGATGTATTTCCACCAAATAGATTGTAATGTAGGATAACCACCCGTTTTACCATCAGAGATGTATTGTCTGTTTCGAGTGTTAATCATATTCTGCCAAAAAGTTTGAGAGAATTCAAAGAATGTTTTCTTCTTAGGCTTAGGGTCAACATATGTCCAATCAACACCACCTGGTACAGGATAACCAACGGTTAAACCTGATTCAGGAATTGGGTAATCATATCTTCTTGATTGGTCCCAAACATCATAAACAAGACCTTGGGCCGGATTTAAGAATATGTCAACGTTCTTTACGTTTAATACTAATTTTTCATTATCGATAAAGTAGTATGCATTGTAATCTCCTTGAGTTGAAACTCTAATTTTATCATCGTCCGCTAACCATGATTTATTATTATCAACAACTTTTTGAAGTTTAAATCCTTCCGTCATATAAGGGAAGTCCCTAAATCTATTCAAATAAGTCTGACCGTAAGTAAACGGTTGTAATTGTGTTTGGATACTAAAGTTTTGTCCTGTGTAAACATTTCCCGTAAGTACAACATTATCAGGACTTCTATGTGATGGTGTAGTTTCATACCAACCAGCACCAATTTGGAAGAAGTATGTTTCCGTATTGACAGGAGCTTTTGGATATCCTTCAAAATCTATAGGGTATGCTGCTAATGTTATATTAGTATCAGTATATGTTGCGGTTTCTGTAAATGCAGTATAAATTTGTCCATAAATACTATATGTTTGACCTACAGCATAAGATGGTGTTTCTTGAACGTAAGTACCACCTGAAATTTGAGCCCATTGATTATAGAACTGGTCAAGATTAATTTTTTGGTCAGCCAAATAAATGTGTTCATTATATTCAATTAGTGAATCAGGTGCTCCAATCAATCTTAATAAAAATTCAACAGACCTTCTCGTACCTTTTGATTTAAAAAGGTATGAGGCATTAAGAATTAAATTTCTATAATATGCATAGTTTAATTCTGTTGGCGTTAAAGCTCGAGCATAACCAGGATAAGTTGGTGTCGATGTATTACCAAAAACAGATGATAAGAAATCCTCATTTGTAATTGGTGAAAAATTAGATGACCATCCTAATGTTTGAGATAAATTAGCCAATAATTGTGAAGGTATATCATTTGATGGATTATAGTTTACAGAATTCATGTAAGCCAACCCTTCGATAAATTGTTTTATTTGGTCAAAACTTCTACCGTAAATTTGGAATATCTTTTCAACTTTTCTACCCAAAGTATCAAATTCTTTTAAAGAATCTGAAATTAAGAATCTTGAAATTAAATTGGTCTTAAACGAATCCAAATTAACCGCAATTGCTTGGATTTGTTCCAAGTATGAGTCAAATAAGAATGAACTAATATCTAAGTTCCAAGGACCATCTTTTGGCCAAGTCACTTGTTGATAATCCGTATATGTTTGACCAAATTCATTTTGTTGTGGTACTTGAAATACCGCAGTATATTCAGGTCTAACTAATCTATTAAGTAAGAATTTTTCAACCTCATCAAAACTTTCTTGAAATATTTTGTCAACAATATAATCATTTGGTCTGATTTGATATTCTTGTTGGATTGTGGTTGCCGTTGTTCCAAATGGTGAACCAGAAACGTAAAATGTAATATCACCTGATGTTAATGTGGTAGACGGAATAAACGCCAAAACCTTATAGATATTATCATCAATGCTAACACAATAATCTAAATAAGTGTTGTTAAGATTTCTATATGGCGAAACATCTAACTCTCTCAATGTTAAGTTAGTTGACGCACTAATAGAATAATCAATATCAAATGGATTTTTTATTCTATCAACATTAACCTTGAAATATGTTTCATCATTTTGAACATCATAAACAATATCATAAGCAGTATTACCTGTTGAGAAATCACTATTAGTAAATATAATATCTAAAGACGCTGGGAAATAATTAATAACACGAGTAATTGAAACCCTAAATCTTTCAGATAGAGAACCATACATCGAAAAGTTAAGAACTTGAGTAATATCAAAGTTTGGATAAACTCTAAATTGAGTTGCAAGTATTCTTCGACTCTCTTCAACACTATCAATATTCATCATATCCAAAGTCATTGGTTCTGAGAACGCTCCGACATTGAATGTACGATTAACTTTTTCTGTTACTCCTGTTGTAAACTCAAAATTACCTTGCGTAAGTCCTCCACCCTCGACAGTTTGTAATCCTACAATGTTGTCAGAGAAAGTCCCCCCGCCATTACCTGGTCTTGGTGGATAAAAGTATTTAGTATTTGTTGTGTTTACTGCCATTAACCAGTTATGTTTGTAAAGTTTTTACTGAAATCAATATTATTACCTCTACTTTGTCTAACCTCATATAACAATGCATTAAATTGGTCTCTAATTTCATACAAGTTGTATTGTCTGTATATGTTATTTTCAGAGTCATATATTGTATAAACACCATCATCAATTGATTTGGTTTGATTACCATAAAGAGCAATTGCAAGAGATGATACGTCGTATTCAACCATTTCAACTTCCAAAGTAATTGGGTTAAAAAATGTATTTGAAATAATAATGTTTTGATTTGGCTGACCAATAAATGGTGTTGCGTTTGGATTGTTAGTTGGGGATGATGATGGTGATAAAGTCAAGAATATTAAATTTGAATTTCCATCAACATATCTATATCTAATTGCTTTTTGTGTTGTATTTGTTTGGTTTGTCACCACAGGTTCACAAAAGAACGATGATGTAATAACTCTAAAGAAATTTGGTATTTTTGAACCATCAGGATTTAAATATTCAACTCTAAATCCAACCAATCCTTGTGGAACAAATTTATTTTGATATTGTGTTGGAACATTTGAAATATCAATCACAATTCCTTTTACGTTTGGCAAAGCACTTAACACACCACAATCAGTAATTCTTGTTCTGATTTGTGCGGGTCTTAAGTATAGTGTGTAAATCCCAAGAGCGTTGAACTGCTCAGCAGGTAATGTTAAGTTGTATAATCCACCCAAAACCTCAACACCAGCGTTTCCACCTGTTTCTGTGTTGTTGAAATAAGGTTTAAGAATTGTTTGTGCATCAAGTTGTGTTAGGACGAAATTACTCGTAACATCCCTTGATGGAGTATAATTTAATATAATCTCTACGTCTTCAGGTGAAACGTCTGAAGGTCTAATTGTGCCGTATGAACCGATTGCCATATCTTATTTTATCTTATAAATAGTTTAGTTCTTTTTTTCAACGTTAAAAAATCCATATCCGTAATTAATCATGTCACCTAAATTGTCAACCTCCCCTAATCTTTGGATTCTTTCGTATGCTGAATTCTTTCCTCGTTCAACAAAAACATTTGTTTGTATTTGTGGTTGGTCAATAACTTTGATTAAAACTTCCTCTTTTGTTATTGGTCTTTGTGTTAAATTATTCTCTGTAAATCCTGAAGATTGTTCAAAAAATATTGTTGTCCCGTCTATGTAATCATAGTAATCAACCAAATTAACTGTATAGGCGGTGAATGTTGTTGCAGTATTAGTTATCGCCCCCCATATTTGACCGTTCTTAATAACGGGAACTCCAACTTGGAATTTTAATGGTCCATACATCGCCAACTCATTAAGTTTGGATTTTGTTAAACCTGAAACCGTAAATGGAACCGTTGTAAAATTATTTGATGTTTGAGCAGATACTTCGTTAACGGCATCTCCTGAAAATATGTAGTTATAACTGATTGGAGTTTCAATCCAATTACCACCCACAGGAATAAAAAACGCTTCACCATTTGGGTTATTAATGACCACATCAGAAAATGGTGTCGTGATTGTTTTGGAAACTCTTGTAATTCCCCACGGATTTGTTTGTTCCAATGTAATTGTATATTGAGCAATTGCAACAGGATAAGTGTGTACGATTGAATTGGGTGTGTATGAACTAATGGTTTGCGATGGCGTCCCATCACCCCAACTAACCTTATAAGATGATAAATCAAGAAATTTTTGAAACTCACTTGATGTATTATACACATTATAAACATATGGGTTTGAAGTTGTTGATGAGAATATAAAATTGGCAACCACATCTTTCTGTAATACCGCTCCATCAAATGGACTAAAGTAACCAACGTCAACCGCAGTTTGTCTGAATAAAATTGGAATTGTAATTCCTGATAATATTGAACTTCCATTTGGTCCCGCAGTCAATACTTGGGTCATCCCCGAATAAACACCAGTCGTTTCACCAGTATAAGTTGGTCCAACGTTTTCACCTTGCATATTAACAATAAACAAGTCACCCTTAATTGTTTCAGGTGATATTATAATATTATAAAAATCTTCCATTATGGGTTAACATATTCATACCATTTTATGGGTTCCAATGTACCCGCCCTTTGAGCATCATTAAGATATATTGTTTGATTTGGATTCATGTTGAATATTTGATAATCATGTTTTTCATAATTTAATTCAACACGATAATAAAAATATTGTGAACCATCAAAGATATATTTGTTACCAGGTAATGATGATTGTGGCATATTCATCATCTTTGTAAAGTATCCATTTTTTGCATCATAGAACTTGGCAGTCATATAAAATGTTTTGATATCCAAAAATGTTCTTTTCTTTAACCAATAGATAAAGAAACCTTCTTTGTCTCCAACATAGTCCAAAACAAAATATGGTTTTTTAATACTAACAGGTGTCGTCTGCATGATTGCGTCCATCTTTAACCCTTGTTGTGTCGGTATAATAATTGTTATATAATTGGTCTGTCTTTTTTCATCAACATTGTCATACAAATCCAATTTAAAAAATGAATTGGTAAAGTTGTTTGTATAATAAAAAATCTCTTGAGTTGTAAACCCTTCCACCTGATAATTGGACTTCCAATTTGTAGCATCATTTAAAGAACCTCCTGAATAAAAATTAAACTCATATTTAATATCCGTTGGTTCAGTTGTTGTACCTGTCAAAGGTGCATGAGCAAATCGAGTTACCTCAAAATCTCTACCAACACCAATAACCTCAGTAATGATTTTACTTTCGTATTCATCAATACTTTGGTCCAACCCAACATAGTCCCACGTTAACTGAATGGGGATTGTAAGTTGTCGGTCAACAAAACCGTCTAAATTAATTTTAACTTTATTCACACTCATCAAACAATGGCTTAATTGGGTACTGAACCCCTAAAGAGTTATAGTTTATTCCTTCAGGTATTAATCTAAAGATGGCTTCTTGATATGGATATTGAGCGCTGTTCATAAATGGGAAATCAACACCCCTTTCAAGGTTATCCTTAAACCCATAAGTATATATGTCTCTCCATCTAAACGATTGGTCGGCAGAAGAATAAAAAGAATAGAAAGGCACATTTTCAACTTGTTCCGCAACCGCAGTCTCAACATAATCAGAGAAAACTCTAATCCTCATTGATGTGTGGGGTTTGTAATAAAATCCAGGACTATTTGTTGAATATGTTTCAGTAGTTTGAAATACGTTTTGATTGTAATTCAGTTTTTGATAGTACGGTGAAATAACCCTTTCAATTTGGTTATAATCATTCCACTCACAAAAGTCACCATCAATTAAATCATCTTTTTTTAAATCTTGATTATAATAAAATGTTTTTGTAACACCACTAGTCAAAGTATAATTTGATGTTTGTATGTTTGTATCGGAATAAGTATTTTTTAAATCCCACCAAGAACTTATTGGCCTTGTCAAATTAAACTCCCAACCTTGTTTTAACCCTATACCATTATTTGGTTGATTAAAATATCCCGTATATCCTTTATTAATAATAGTTAAAAATAATTCACTAACAGGTCGTTTTTGATTATCCAACACTCCATTTAAATCTAAATCGTAATTGACCGTAACATTATATGAATTACTACTAGTCTTTTGAGATATTCTTGAAATTTGGTTTGGTGTTATTGAACTATATTCAAATTTTCTCTCTTCGTTAAATAGATTCTTTTCAAACGCATTTTTAACCATAATACAATCTCCAACATTTGTTAAAATTTTATGTTCCCTCACATAATATTTTGACTTTGTTTCCAATAAATTATCAGGATTAATAACTCTTTTAAATGTTCCCGTAACTCCATTGGCAAATGTGGTACCCGTATATCCAAAATTGAATAGGTTAAAAACGTAGGGGTCACTATCTAATTGGTTATTACCCAATGAATAAACTTGGAATAAATTTAATTGATTATAAAAGAAAGGTAATTCAACATACTCACCAACAGTTAATCCGTGTGGTGCAATACATTGAAATCTAATAACATTACTACCATTTTGAGTTCCATTAATAATTGAAAATGGAATACCTTCGGACGCATACCAATCATAACTACTATTATTTAATGTGTATGACATTTGTTTTAAATAATTGTTACTTTGAGCATAACTAATATAATATGTCCAATTGTATGTGTAGGCACTTTTTGCAACATAATTAATATGTTGGTCAGATATGTTAGGCCTATAAAAATCAAATTCATAATATTGTGGAAATCCTTTCCATATAGTACTAACAAAAGATTGTTCGGGATTAACATAATATAAAGTATTTCTAAATGGAACATATTCAGTAGTACCTGTATATGTGTTACCATACAAATAATTAACTTTGAATGTGGGTCTGAATATACCACTACTTTGTCTTTCATCATCAAATACTTGAGCCAAACTAATACTTTGACTTCGGTCATATTCAACCATTTGTTGACTCTGTTGCTCTAAAGTAATAGTGATATCTTGGTCAACTGATGGAGCCGCCTGATATTCCTGACTACTCGGTATAATTGTAAACTTATTCACCTACAGAATATTTTGTTTTAAATTTATCTAACGCAGTTAATCCTTTATTTACTCCAAAATAAAAATGGAATGGAGCGCTAACTAAGAATTTATTTGGATAAGTTCCCGCATTGTAAGAATATGAACCATTAGGGTTTACATTAAAGATATAACCTCTTTCGTATATATCACTTACTTGTGAATTTGACCCAATAAAATAACTTGGCGACCCAATATTTCTTCTATCTAATGATTGATAGTTATATCCAAAAATACCTGAAGTATTAATATTTGATGATTGATTTGTAACCCAATCATTGTATTGTGAACCAAAAATACTTTGTATTGATGGTTGATTTAATCCCCACTGATAAAACGGTACATACTGAGATTTAATACCATAAGGATATGTTATAGCATTTGCATTATTTGATGGTCTAAAATCAATAACTCCAGGCGTTAAGAAGTCTTTGTTTTGTAAATCAACTGTGGTAGAAGAAAAGAAAACACCCATTGTTGGGTCATCAAGTCCACCCAAAATAACAACAGGGTCATTACTTGTACCATAAACACTATAAAACTCAGGTGAAAAAGGTATTACACCATACTCAGAATTAATTGACATACTTTGAGCTAAATCACCATCAATTCTTCTATCGGGTCTGGTAAATAATTGATTCAATCCATTATTACCAAAAGTAAAAAGTTGAGCCAAATATCCTTCGTCTGTAATACGAGATATAACAAATAAATTTACCAAATCTGAAGTATCCGAATAACTTGTTGGATTTAATGTATTCATTATGTACCCTTTAGCTGACGGGTCAAAAATTATTTCTTGATAAAAATCATCTTTAATACCCAAATTAACAATTGTTGTTGGGAACAATAAATTTCTGTCATTAACGGGGTTTATTAATCCAAGAGTTGGTCTTCCAATAAATCTTGGTGATGTTGTTCCTGACAAATAAGGTGAACTTCTGTAATAGAAGTTATTAGTCTTATCATCAAAATAAACAAGTTCTTTGGCAAACTGAGGTGGTAATGGTTTATTTTGTTGGTCAAAATAAGTATCAACTTGTATTGGAAATGTGTATAATGAACCATTTACCCAATTGTTGGTAAATGTTTGAGATAAAACACCTCGACATAACCCATAGAAAAATCTAAATCTAAATCCCCACTCACTAAACGCCCTTAAATCTTTTTGTAAATCTGTCCAAGGATTAACCGCAAAAACATAACACCCATTTTGAACTGAATCACTACTTTGACATCCCGCAGTAACACCAAAATTAACACTATTACCACTATAACAATTAAGACCAACCATTCTCTCACAAGTACTTAATGACTCTAACACATTGACACTAGCAAGTTGACCCTCAATATCAGCATTAACTTGAGATGCACCTGTATCGTAACCACTTACATTAATGGGTGCTCCTTGTCCACCAATAATATAAGCAGAAAATCCTACGTTTTGTTGTAATAAACTAACACTACCATTTATAACACCACTATCGATATAATCAGATGATGGTAATCTGTCAGTTCTCATAACATTTCTTGAAGAATTGACAATGTTCAACGCACTTGAACCCGTTAATGTTGGATATAAAATTGGGCTAAAGTATACCCTACTCGGTGGGTCATTATATGCCTTATAAGAGAGCAACGGGAATATCACATTTAAAATAATAGTATTTAAAACTAATGGAGTTAACTTTAATATTGCACCACCCGATAAATCCTCGGCGGTATCATACTTACTAACCGATATTGCGGATGAATAATAATCATTCGATGTTTTGGTTACCACACCATTAGCTATTCCATATGACGGACTTTTATCAATGAATACTGTTGCTGGTACAAAAACATTACCAAATGTTGGACCTGAATTAATAGTTCTATCGGGAGTTGTTGAATCTAATGCCCCATAAAATCCAACATTACTTGTGGTGTATGAAGAAAATTGTAAACCAGGTGTTGTTGAACCTACCACACCAGGACTATAAACATAAGATGAAAAATAAATATTATTTTGAACGTTATGTTGTGGAACAGTAGTTACTGAACCTGTTGGTAATTTTTGAACAGGTATATTCATTTTTGTTGTTGCCGTAATGATTACGTCGTTTTCATTTGGGTATCCCAATATCTTACCAATACCATATTGATTAATTAACGTTGGGGAATATGGGTCAACCCCTCTTTGTAAAATTAAAATTTTTGAGTCAGAAAAATCCGCAAAATTACTTATGGCTAAATTTTGTTGTGCTCCATCTTCAAGCCACCCATCACTACCTAAATTGCCTTTAACTTCTTTATAAATTTGAACTGAGCTTGGTGCAGTTAAATAGTTCCAAAACCCAACACCACTACCTAAATTAGGTATTGAATATTGTGGTACACCATTAACAATATTTGTTGTAATTGTAATAGCAGTAAGTACTTGATAGTATTCAATATCTGAAGGATATACATATCTTTGACAACTTTCACCAAAACTAACTACCGTATATTCTGCAGTACCACCTAAATTAGTTGTACTTATACAATTAACATTTGTTATTGTATGAGACCCTAATGTTAACGCACTATAAATAACAATCCCCCCATTACAAGTATTATATGTCACCGTACCTGAAGTAGTAACATCTATAGTAATACTATCAACACACTCAGTTGTTGCACTTGGTATAGTATATAATGTAGTCGATTCCGTAGTTTGACTATTATCTGTTGGAATTGCATATTTTACTTGAGTAGTAAATTGGTCAGTTTGAATTCTACCATTTATTCCTTGTAACACTGAACCACCAGTAGTTCCTGTCCACAAATAATTTTTATCTGTGGTTAATGATGGATTCACAAAAGTTAATAGAGTACCTGGTTCAAATTCTTCAGGTGATAATATAGTTAAAGTATTATCATAATGATACAAACCTACAGGATTATTTACATCTGAAGCAAAAGTAGCTTTTATTCTATTAATCCCTTGGAAATATTTATTTCTAACATTAAAAGTGTTTATCCTTTCTCCTGGTGTTATTGTTTTTGAAACAGCAAATCTTCGAGTATTATCGCTGTCAGGAAATGTAACAATAGAACTCACACCATTTTTGTATGCAGATGGATTAGTATTACTAGAACCAAATCCTGCAAGTGCCTCACTTAAAATTTGAGCATATAATGAATTGTTCGCTTCGTAAGTATCATCACTTGGAGATTGTGATGTTGCCCTTTCTTGAGCCTTAACTAAATTTTCATAATATGCCGATGAATTAGATAATTGACTAACTAAAAAAGACTCAGTGGCGTTTGTAGAAGACTGTAGAATCTCTGGGTCACATTCACAAGCCTGACAATCGGGATAAGTCACCATTGGTAATTTAAAAGGTCCAAACCTTAGTTGTTCAATGAATTTTTTTATTTTCTTTGCTTTAATTAACAAAATTGTCCATACGGTCAACTGTAGTACCGCAGATACTACCCCCGCAATACTAACACCAAAAGACGCAATAATTAACGCAATATAAACCGCAACCAAAAATCCAAACGCAATAACGTTTTTAATAATCCACCCAATTAATGCAATAATTAAAGGTTTCGCATAATTTTCTAAAATTGCCGCAGCAATATGATAAACAATTAATAATGGGATACCAATTATTTGAACCAATTGCATTAAAATTGCAAATAGAAAGAAAATAAAATCAAAATTTCTAAAACCTTCATTTACAGGAAATTTATTAATAGTACTTTCACAATCTTGACTGTCAATTTCTTTAATCCCAATAAACCTACCTCTTCCACCATTTTTAAATTCATCAATTAACCCTGAAACCGTGTAAACTTTATTAAAGTCAAATTGATAAAAAGTATCATCACAATTTATTGCCGCTTGAGTATTTGTGTATCCGGTCCAATCTAATCCAAAATAATATGAACCAGCCAATTCTGCGTTAGACGATGGGTTAAATTGTAAATTTGGGTCAATTACCGAACTTGTCCATCCATACTCTTTAATATTTGGAACTAAAAAATATGGTCGTCTTGTTTGTTCAGTTAATGCCGTTGGTTGAGTCCATTTAATTTTAAATCTATATTTTGCCTTAGTTGGAATACCTATTGTTGGGTCATTTGATATAACTCTTTCACCAAATTCATTAGTTATATAATAATCTAAGTTCATTGGTAATTCAGTTAACCAAACACCATCACCATCAATAATATTTCCAGATTGTTCTAATTGATATTGTTCCAGTATTGGATTACCAATAGTATCTTGTTGGATGGTTTGTCTAATTGCTAATATTTGTCCAGGTCCTGATTGTAAACTACAAAGATTACCCATATCATCTTTAGGTTTTGCATTTCTCCTAACTCGGTAAGCGTCTGAAGTGGAATAAATTGAACCCATAAAAACAGATGTTGGTTGTATATTAACATTTGCCTCGTCTCTCAAATCAAAATCAAGACGATTAATGGCAATGTCACAAATATCAGGGTCACCCCAAAGTGGTGATATTTCAATACCTTTAACCAAATTAATAATTTGAGGTAATGAATTTAAATCTGTTGATGTTCTAAAACGATTACCCGCAACTTGAGCTTCAGTTGCAAGACCCATTCTAATTAAATCCTGTGGTGTCAATGAAAACTCTCCAATATCAGACAAGTCAACATCCATAACAACAGTTTGAAACCCTAATGGTACCCCCATTATCATGTAATCCCCACTATCATTTGTTTTGGCCGTGAACTTATAATATCTGTCATATATTTCAACAGCGGTTGTTCCTGTCAGAGCATCCAATCTTGATGGTATTGTACCTGTTGCTGCGTGAACAGAATAAGATTTTTCATAAGGTAATAAGTTGTACCTATATCCATCTTCATTTTTATCTGAAGGTGATTTATATGGGTATATACTTGAAATAATTGGGTTTGATTCATCTACCGTTGTAATAGGTATGAATATTGACACTCTTGCGTTTGGTAATCCAAAACCATTGTTAGCGGTAACCCTACCAACAATAACTCCATAATCGGCACAACTTCTTATATAGACATCTTCTTGTTGTATTTTTAAAGATAAAATCTCTAACTGTTCAAACTCTTGGTCTAATTGTACGTTGATTGTTTTGTTAACCCCTAATTCAGTCCTTATTCTATATGATTGACCCATTAATGTCTTTAGTTAATAAATAGTTTATGCGGGATTTTTAAAGTGAACCCACACAATTAAATAATAATCCAAAGAAAAAATAAATAAACTTGTTAAGAAAAAGTAATTGATTGGAAGTTCTTAACCGAAACTCTAATGTCTTTACCTGGATATCTAATCTGATACACTTGTGATGGTTGAGCAAATATGGTATCATCAACAGGACCAATAAGTTTTAATTCTGGGTCTGAGTATTCCATAGAGGTTTCTGCCGATGAATATTGACCACCAACTTCATTAAACACATCTAAAGTTGAAACGGTTAATACCCCATTTGTATTTTGAATAATACTTCTAATCTCGGATAGATAAACATTCTGACCTAATTGTCTTGATAGAGGGTTAAAGTATGCAGATATTTTATCAATAACACTTGAAATAACTTGTCCTGAGTTTTGAGCTGAATCTAAGACAATCGCAACATCAACACTCAAGTCAATAACCTCAGCACTGAATATTGAAATATAATCATTCATCATTCGGTAGTTTGATAAATAATTTGCAATGTTTTGTCTTAAAGTATTTGAAACAATATTGGTTAATTTACCTGAAGTATCGTAAGATAAAATTTGAATTAAAATTTTATTATCATTTTCTGTTATAGATACTTTTGCGGGTGCTCCAAATTGAGCTGGCATGTTTCTAATAATTGATTCGTAATCCTGTACGGTAACCGCTCTCTTTTGAGCTGCAAAATTAAATGATACATAGTTTCTAATTTCCTCTAATGATGGAATACCCGCTCCACCTACCGCCGCAGTTACGTTAACACATCTTAATGAATTAACTACCGCTGAGTTTGTTGTCTCAGATGGACCATTAACAAAGAATGAAACAGTACCAATTTGATTGATTACGTTTGTTCCTAAGTTTGTTGCCAATCCACCACCAACTCTATATTGAATGAACAATGTTGAATTTGGTGTTAATGTTGAACCTAATGAGAAATTGTTAGAATATTTTTGAAGTTCTAATGTTGTACCTAAAGTTGTGAACTGGTTCAATTGGTCTTGTGCGGTATTGGTACCACCACCAAATGTCATTTTCTTAAATCCTTCAGGTGTATATTCGGTAATAAATCTATCTTGAGTTTGGATATACTTACCAACTTTAATACCAGGTTGGTCAGAAACTTTTGCAGGGTCTTCAATAAAGACTCTATCTTCAGCCAATGCATCCACTTCATACCATCTATTATCAACACCTAAAAACTCTGCAGTTGTTGGTGTGTTTGTATATTGTGTACCATTCTTTAATAATACACTTGTAATGCCTAACACATTTTTTTCAGGTAAAAATAATTCAAAGAATGGTTTAACATCATTTGCACCAATAACTCGTTTGAATACCTTTGTAATACCATTTACAACAATTTCTCTTTTTGTGATTGTATAATTAACTAAAATATTATTTGAGTTAAAGTTTGGTATTTTTAATCTATTGGGAAAACCTTGAGAATTATATGGTGAAGCAAAATCAATGTCATAAACATTTTCAAAAACAATTCCGGCTCCAACAACTTGTGAACCTCTTGTCAATGTTCCAAGATATCTTTCATCTTCTTTATCACCAAAAGCAGGGACTGTAATTGAGAAATCAACTAAAGCAACTGATGGTCTTTGTCCTGGTAATTTTAAACCGTAGGTTCTGGCTATGTTATAAACTGATGACCTTTGTTGAGCATATTGTAAAACAGTCTCCTGAATACTTCGGTCAATGTTATAATGTAAGTTGTCCGCAATCGCGGCGTTTAAATCAATGAATACGGAGAAGACCGAAGCATCGTTAAAGTCTTGGATTAAGTCAGGATAGTAAGTTTTAGTATAATTCAAGAGCTCGGTCCTGATTGACTGATAATCCCTAGATGCGTATGATATTCTATTATTTGCCATTTGTATTAAATATTTATAATTACAAAATCACTCTGAGCATATGTTGAACCATTTGTTGAGTAATCTAATCTTATTTTTGCTGTGTACTCTGAAGTACCTTTGCCAGGGAATCGGTAAATTGACGATTCGCTTGTTCCTACAACGTTTTGACCTGTGGCAATATCCACTTCTTCCTGTGGGTCAGCAGGTGTAATACTTAAACTATTAACCAATAAGTTTGGCATAAAAGTTTCAATTGCATCTCTGATGTCAGATTCAATAGCGTCAAAGGTAATACCATCAAAAGGCTCAAAAAGAAATTCATATAATCTTGTACCAAATTGTGGTAAATAATATCTTGAACCCTTCCTTGTCAACAATAACAACATCAAGTCAGCTTTAATTTCTTGTGACTCTAATTCCGTTAATTGTAAGTAATCCCCCCTAAAAGAATCTCTGAAGGGAAAATTTATACCATATGTAACACCATTAGCCATTGTTTATAAATATAGTAGTATTTCCTTTTTTGTGAGCAGGAAAATAAGGACAATGTCTACAACCTGAACCACAACAAGAACCTCTTTCTAAATGGAATTCTTCGGTAAAGACATATTTTCCATCTTCCATATAAAATAAAGAAGGGAGAAGTTTTACCTTCCCCCCCTTATTTTTATTGTTATTATTAATATTACTTGATTTCACAAGCTCCACCAGCACAAGCCAATTCTCCGCTCAAATCAGTGTTATCTTGTAACTCAATAACTTTACTTAAATCAATTGAGTGAAGTTTTGCAAATAATCTTTCAAATTCTTCTTCAGTACAATCTTCAAATGGTGCTTGAATATAACTACCACCATCATAAGGTAATACAG